GAGTTATAAGAAAGACAAAGGAGCTTTTAGTTTTAAAAAGTTTAAAGATAATTTTACTGTAACTAAAGAAGAAGGAAAAAAGTGGGGTAAAACTTTAGGTTGGTGGATTAATTGGAGAAATTGGGCTGTTGTGGGATTTATAGTAGCAGCAGCGTTTGCATACGGACATTTTAAAGGTCAGGGCAATACTCCTATCCAGATTGATTTAGACTATACTAAAGAATTTAGAATGAAACTTGATAGTCATTTTCTAGTAAAACCTAAAAACAGTGAGAATATTAGAATTGAAGATAAAAATGGTAATGTAATTAAAAATATTAAGGCAAAGGATTTCCCTCTACTTGCTAAGAAACTTAAACCTATTGGATTTATTTTAGAACCTGTAGGAATAGTGGGAACAGGAGCGGGAGGAAAGAAAAAAGGAGTTGAATACGGAGCAGGAGTTTCCTTTATTAAATATTGGAAATGGAAATTAGATGGATTTTTAACTAATCGTGGAATTTATGTTGGTACTTCTTATCAAATTACTGATAATACTGGACTAGGATTAGGAGCGGGAAAAGGATATGCAGGAGATAATCGTATTATTTTCTACGGAAGAGTGGGGTTTTAAAATGAATTACACCACAACAATTAAAATACAATTTTGTATAGGTATGGTTCTGTTGGTTATATTTTTAATAGGAGCTCTGTTAAGTACATGAACGATAAGTATGGTCAATGCGTAATATGTGGATTAATTGTGCCAAAGCAGTATTTAAATCCCGTACCTATGAGTAATAAAGGACAATTAAAAATGGTGCTAGCATGCAATACTTGTAGGAAGGAGATGCTAGAGAGAGGAGGTAAAAATGAGTGATATTACTTTGTCAGAAAAAGAACAAAAGCTATTAGACTTTATCAAAAGTAACGAAGATGTAACTATTAAATTAATTGAACTACAATTAGGAACTACTTATGTAGGAGCTTTAGGAAAATTAATGGGGTATGATTTAATTAAGAGTGAAAAAAGAAACTTAACTGAAAAAACAGAAGATAAATACCTTAATAAGTATGGTAAGAAATGGACTAAGTGCTATTTTGTTAGAGAAGATATGGATAAAGCAGTTAAAGAGGTAAACGATGAAAAGACAAGACCATCAATGCAAGGCGATCCTGAAAGTATAAAACTCGGAGAGAAGTAAGATGATTAGTGATTTTCATATGCACAAACTAATAGACGACTTAAAACGAGTTGCTAGAATTGTACCTATTTTAAGACATGAAAAAGATGAAAAACAAAAAGAGAGGATAGCTCAGCTAGCTTTAGATGAACTCCAAAAAGTAACAGACGACTTAGAGGAAATAAAAACAGCCAATGGAAATGGAGGTAATACTAAAAAGTGAGCTATAAATTCGTAGACTTTAGAGTTACATCTTTAAAAGACTGGTTAATAGAGCATAGAGGCCATACTATGGACCAAGTAATAGGTACAGCAGAAGGTAAACAGTTTAGGTTTATTAAATGTGTAACATGCGAAGAAGTTTATTATAATGGGAAGACCACGAGCGAGAATTGAAGTAGGAATAAAGTTTGAAAATAATGTTGACTTTTGGAAATAAATATTGTATAGTTAAAACAGGAGGTGTAGAATGTTAGAACTTTTTTTAAACACAATAGTAGTGACTCTGGGTGTTGGGACAGGTTTAGTCATCCTATTAGTAGTGCTAGCTCTCTTAGGAGCTATAGTTAAAGTGCGAGTTAAAAAGACTAAAAAGTGAGTAGGGTGTAATGAAAAACCTTATAATAGATGGTAATATCTTTTTGATGTCGAGTGTCTTTGCACAGCGTAAAAATAAAAAGATATCTATATCCTATCTTGTGCTACTCCAACTCTTTAAATACATTAGAGAGTTTAAACCTGATAAAATTTACTTAGTAGCCGACAAAGGTTCGAGTTGGAGAAAGGAAATATATCCCGCGTATAAAGCTAATCGCAAACCTTTTAGGGATAGTTTTCCAGATATAAATTGGGATAAGGTTTTCAAAGAGTATAACCAACTTTTAAGTAATATTCAATCTTTTACTCCAATCTATGTAATTCAAATTGAACATATAGAGGGAGACGACGTAGTAAGTTATTTGTGTAGATACTTGACAGGAGAAAAGATTATAGTATCTAAAGATAAGGATCTAAGTCAGCTGCTAGTACTATCTGGTGTTAAGATGGTGTATCCAGGTAAGAAAATTGAAGTGATAGACAAGTTAGAGGAAGATGTGGTTGCAAATAAAATTAAAAAAGGTGATACATCAGATAATATTAAAAGAGCTAAGACTTTTGTAGAGGCAGTTAGAAATGAACTATTAATAGACCTACTTAATATCCCACCTTTAGTAGATAGCACTATTAGAACCTGCTTAGACTCCATAGTAAAAACGGATAACAAGGAATTATTCTGTAAGGCGTATCCTTATAAATACATTGAAAAGGTATATAGTCTAATAGGAGGTATAAAATGATTGGTTATGTAATGTTTGTAGTAATAGTCGCAGTTGTTTGTTTTATAGCTGGAGCTTTGACTCAGAAGAAAAACGAAATATTCTAAGGTAATTTAGTTTGAATAGTAGAGGAGGTAAACGGTTATGAGTAAGATAGGGAAGTTAGAACAAGTCAGTGACAACACTGTATTAGTTGATGGTGTATGGTATGATGCTTCTGCAGTCTCTAAATATATTCCTAAAGATATGGGAATACAAGTTGAGTACGGTGCAGATGACAATAACGTTCTACAATTTATTAGAGCTAAGGGAACTTTTACTCCTAAAGGAACTAGTGAATTTAAGAAAAAGAGTACATATACTCCCAAGAACATTGGTGGATACACAGATAAGAGTGAGAGCATTATTAAACAGGTAATCTTTAAAGTAGCAGGAGCTATAACTAATGGATTTACCTATGGTAGTCCAGATGAAGCCCTTGCAGCTTTAAATGATACTTATACAAAGCTAAAAGCTACATATGCAGACGAACTAAAGTAGCTTTACTTGAAGGAGGGTATGAGTGTGTATCTAGAAGAGTATATTGAAAAATTAAGAAAAAACGAACTTACAGGCACAGAATATAAGTCTTTAGAAATTCAGTGTTTAAGACTAGTAAGAAAGGCCTGTAATCGCTATTGTATAAACGATATCTTATCTAATCCTTCGATAAAGCAAGACATATATGGACAGGTGTATCTCAAGTCTCTTATGAAATCCCTAAAAGGATATGATAAAAATAAGGGAGCTTTTTCTACCTACTTTTTTTATAAAGCATGCAGCGGTGCAAGAAATGAGGTAGGTAAGTTAAAAAGACGATTTAAACTAAATAACGTGTGTAGCTTGGATGAGACTTTTTATGATGAGTCAACAAAAACTTAGTATAGGAGACTACTTAATCCCTTCGTGGGTATCTCTAAAAGAGCTCACTGTAGTGGCTGGATTGATGGTTAGAGTAATTGCAATTAAAAAAGAGTTGAAAGTGACACACTGCGCTAGTGGGGCCACTTTTAGAAGAAAAAATCGCAATACTTTAAAGTATATAAAAGTGCCTAAGCTCAAGGCGGAGTTACTACTAAAGAAGTAGATATGAAATCTAAGAAATCTATACGAAAGAATATAAGGATTAAACGAGGAGATGTATTTAAATGTTCTACAGCTATACGCTTAGCTTCTGTTGGAAGTGCATTTTCAGATGAAGACGAAACAAATCGCATTCAAATACGAAACGGAGTGTTTAAAATAACATTTCTCAGTAAGGATAGAAAGTCTTATACTGTTCGGTTTTTAACAAAAACAACTTCAATAAGTATCAGAGCTAGAATAGATAGAAAATTTATTAAATCTGATTGTGTAAAAGTTCCTAGAATAAAAGCAGAACTATTGTATAAAAATTAAGGAGTAAAGTCATGATATCTAATTTAGGGGCATTAGTAAAAGAGTGCAAGAAACATTTAAGAGAGTATTTAGAAGAAAAGAAGATCAGAACTACAGGAAAGCTCTTTCAATGTCCCAATAAGGTAGAGCATAGCAATCAAGACGCCAAACCCTCTGCAAATTTTTTCCCTGACGATAGGTCTTGGCATTGCTTTTCTTGCGAGTACAAAGCTAGATTAGGAGATATATTTGATGCAGTACATCTATTAGAACATAAGGACATAAAAGGAGAGAATTTTGTAGTAGTAATTAAGTATCTATGCGATAAATACAAGATTCCTTACAAAGAAACAACAACAGAAGAAGAACAATTTTTAAAATCTGTAAGTACTTACTTAACTGAAGTAGTTAGTAGCGCTCATATAAATCTTAAAAATAGTAAAAATCCAAATTTAAAGAAACTTCTAGAAGAAAAAAAGTGGACTGCTTCTGTAGATGCTTTTAAACTTGGATACTTTGACAAACCTTATACTACTACTGTAGATAAAGATATTCTATCCTATCTTAATTTAAACCCTAAAGACCTAATTGACAGACTTATTATACCTATTAAAGATGCAAAGGGCAGTATAGTAGGTATAACCACTCGCTCTCTTGAAGTAGACACAAAAACTTCCACAGCTAGATACATGCATTTTATTTCTTATAGTTTAAATAAACTAATGTTCAATATAGATAAAGTAGATCCTACTAAAGAAGTAATAGTGGTAGAAGGTCCTTCATCTGTTATTACTCTTAATTCTTTTGGAATAACTAATGTAGTAGCCACATACGGTAACTATATGCACTTGAATCAGTACAGTGTAATGGTTAAAAAAGGAATTAAAAAGGTGCTGTTTTTATATGATGGGGATGTGGGAGGTAAAGAGGGACTAAGAAACTCTCTAGAGGCTCTATGTAGAGGAGATTTAAAAGCACGCGTAGGATTCTTACAGGATGATCTAGACCCTGGAGATTATGTTGTCCAAAATAAAAACTTAATAAAAGTGCCAACTTTAGACCTGTACACCTATTTAGTAGACTCCTACACTGCCAATACCGACGATAAGCCCATAGAAAAGTGTTTAATGACCTATATTAACGCTATTAAAGACACAGTAAGACAGGAAAAGCTAGTTAATGAGCTCTCTAAAAAGCTTAAAATTAACAAAAGCACTATTCTAGATTTACTTGGAATTTATAAACAAGGCTCTAATGTGGGTATAAAAGAAGTATTAAAGGAGAGAGAGGCGCTAGTTCAGACCTTAAATGAGTTTGAAAAGTGGTCGTGGAATAGAGGAACCCTACTAGGATTAAAGAGCTTTGAATCTTTTGATAAAAAGTTGGATGGATTACAAAATGGTTTGATACTACTTGGTGGAAAGCCTAACATTGGTAAAAGTGCTGTTTTAATTACGACAGCTACAAAAATAATTCAGCGAAATGACAATGTACATTTACTCTATTTTACTATAGATGACTCTATATTTGTGACTCTCTCACGCTTTATTGCTAATCTATCAAAGCTTCCAATCAACATCGTAAGTAATCCTAACTATAGAATTACAAAAGCTGACATTCCAGATCATGTAAAACAGGACTACATAGAGAGGAGAGAGAAGGCGATGGGCTTTTTAAGACAGCACTCTTCTATTTTTAGTTTAAAGGATAGTTCAGAGGGATCTACTATAGAGATGATAAAAGAAAAAGTAAGAATGGTATCTGCACTGACTGAAGGAAAGCAACTAGTAGTATTCATAGATAATTTACATAATTTAAGAAGTAGTAAATATGTGAGCGATAGACATTTATATTCTTTAATATCTAATGAATTAAATACGATTGCTAATGTGTACAAGTGCCCAGTTATAGCTTCAACGCACATTACAAAAGAATCTATTAAAAATAAACAGTATGATGGGAATGCAATCAAAGAAACAGTAGAGTTTTTCTATGATGCTAAATTAATATTGTTTATAGACGCAGACGATGAAGCCTTAGAGGGTACTAGAGACGATCTAGAAGTTAAAATTATCGTTTCAAAAAATAAAATGAGTGCTTATAAGGGATATATTCCAATGACGTTCTATAGAAGTCTAAGTAAGGTGGTAGAGCTAACAGGAAAAGAGACTGAGGATAATCTATTTAAGTAATGAAAAAATTTAACGACTATCAAAAATTTACCTGTAGTACAAAGATATATCCTCCAGAACAGGGCATAGTCTATAATATATTTGGATTAGCCGGAGAGACGGGGGAGATATGTGAAAAGGTTAAAAAGTTAATTAGAGATAAGAAGAAAAAGATAACTAAAAAAGGTCTTAGTAAAGAGGATAAATTAGAGATTGTAAAAGAACTTGGAGATTTGACGTGGTATATCTCAACTTTAGCAGATGAGTTGGGTTATACACTACAAGAAGTAATAGACATTAATGTGAAAAAATTAACTTCGAGAAAACATAGAGATAAACTAAAGGGTTCAGGGGATAATAGATGATACATCCAGAGTACACTAGATTCCCAGTCGTAACTACCTACAAAATAACTGGTAGTTATACTTTTGGATCTGTGACAATCAGCTGTAGGGATAACCAAGACTTTTATTCTCAAATAAACAGTTTACAGAAAGAGATTACAGATATAAGACTGTGTACACCTTTAAGGACTGATACTCACCAGTGGTATAAAGTAATCTATAAGGAGATTATATGAAACTAGAGTGTGATCGATGCATTTTAAAAAAGAGTGACTGCTGTTTACCTGGAGAGGGACCTAAAGACGCTGATATAATGATTATAGGCCAATCACCAGGATTTCAAGAACAACAGAAAGAACGAGTTTTTATAGGTCCGAGCGGTCAGGAGCTAGATGAATCACTTCATCTTGCAGGATTGAAGAGAGAGGATATTTACATTACTAATGCAGTCAAAGGACTTGTACCAGTAGGTAAGACAATCTCTAAAACTTTATCGCGCATTTGTATTAAGCAGTACTTACTACAAGAAATTGAAGAAGTTAAACCTAAAGTAATTATTGCTACAGGCGCAGTTGCTTGTAGAGTATTTGATACCAGATTCATCACTCCTAGTAATTTCTACAGTCCAGAGTTTAAATGCTACGTAGTAATTACTCATCATCCTACGCGTGTATTAAAGAGCTATAGTGACAAATTACACAATGAATTTAAAGAAGCTTTTGTGATAGCGAAAGGTTTATTGACTAAGACGCATGAGGAGTCACCTGAGTCTGCACAATTTTTTGCACATATAAGTAAAACTGAACTAGATAAGTTAGGAGACACTGCAGCACTAGATTTAGAGACTACAGGATTAAACTTTATGGTTAATAAGATTTTAACAGTAGGACTTAGCAATGGAGATTCGACTATTGGATTTCCTTTTGAAGATAATAAGAAGGTATTTAAAGAATGGGTTAAAAATAAGAAGCTCATATTACATAATGCTAAATTTGACTATAAGTTCTTAAAGAAGAGTGGTATTGATATTCAAGTAGCATTTGACACGATGCTTGCCCATTTTCTAATAGACAGAGAATCTCCGCACGCTCTAAAAGAAATATCCTTAAAGTATTTACATACAAAATTGACTAAAGGAACAATTGATTTTGATAATCCTGAGGAACTTAAAGATTTAGAGAAATTAAGTAAGTACGCAGCTAATGATGCCTATATGTGTTTTAAACTTTATAAAATATTTAAAGAAAAAATAGATATAGACTATTCTAAAGTTTTCTACACAATTATGATGCCCACTTTAGAGTGGTTAGCTAATGCAGAGTTTCGAGGTGTTAAGATAGACAGAGAGTATGTGCAAAAATATATAAATCAACTTAAATATGATCTAAAAGCACTTGAGAGTGATATAGTCAATAACCAAGTGACTAAAGATTACTGTACTAAGTCTAATCTAGAAGAGTTAAATATTAGATCTCCTAAACAGCTAAAAGACTTTATTTATACCTATCTAAATTTAAAACACAGATCTAACAATACTGCTGAAAAAACACTTGCAGAACTGAGTCAGAAGTATCCTAAGTACGAGTTTTTAAAGAAAATAGTAGTTTATAGAAGTACCTATAAAATTTATAAAACATACTTAAAAAATCTGATGGAGTTTAGTCAGTATGACGAGAGAGTTCATTGCGTTTACAACCAGGCTAGAGTTCCTACTGGTAGACTTGCATGCAGTGAACCTAATCTTCAAAACATTCCTAAGGGTGGACCATTAGCTCATATAGTGAGAAAAGCTTTTGTAGCTGCAGAAGGATACTCCTTAATAGAAGCAGATTTTAAAGCTGCAGAGTTTCGTGCCCTAGCTAACTACAGTAAAGATGTTAATATGATAGGTTTAATCGATGCAGGTAAAGATATTCATAGACTTATAGGATCTATAACTTATCTAAAAAAAGAAGAAGAGATCACCGATGAGGAACGCACTAAAATTAAGACAGTAGTATTTGGTATAATGTATGGACGAGGATCTAGGTCCATTGCTGAAGCATTTAAAATATCTATACAGGAAGCTGATGATATTAAGAATAACTTTTTTAATACTTTTAAAGATGCTACTCGATGGATTAAGAGTGTACAAAATTTTGCTAAAAAGAATGGGTATGTTAAAACTATTACGGGTAGAAAGATAGCTCTACCACAAGTGTATTCTAAGGATGAGGAGATTAAAAGTCATGCTATACGATGCTCAGTTAATTATCCTATACAGGGAGTAGTAGGAGACTTTACCAATCTAGCTGGTAGCTTAGTATACAGAGAAATCCAAGAAAAGAAGTTAGATGCTTATGTTATAATGAATATACATGACTCTATAATTGTGGAATGTAAAAATGAAATAAAGGAAGAAATTAAACAGATTATGCAAGAGGCTATGACGGTTAAAATAAAAGAGCTTATGAATTTTAAAGTTAAATTAGAGATAGATATTAAAGAAGGTAAAAATTTAGCGTTCGATGATAAATAGAACCTTAGACGACTACTACTATAGGGAAGCTACGGGTGGAATAGTGCATATTCACAGAGCTAGACAACCAAAAAATTACGACTCTAAGGATCCAAGGTGTTTAATTAGGTACGATTTTACAGCAAATAAACCATACACAAGGATTCGCAGAAATAGATCTATGCATCTTATTTATTCAGATGATCAATGGTTTTGGAGTAACTATAAAAAAATAAGTAAATTAAAAGCAAAGTTATTATGGTAAAGAAAGTAAAGGTAGGAGATATATTTTATTGGAGAATTTTAAATCTGTACTATAAAATATTCAAAGTGAGGAAGGGTCTAGTTTTATACTCTGTAAAACGTCCTGGACGGTCTGAGTGGACTAGTGTGTACGGCTCAAATAGACCTGTTGATTTTTTTATTAAAGAATGTAAAAAAATACCTAAGTTAAAGTCCATATTGTTGTTTGAATAGGTATATAATATCGGGAGGAGAGATGGTAGTTAAGATTATTCATAATAGTTTTACACGAAGAGTAAAATTAAGTGGTATTAGGTTAGCTAGAACTAAGGAATTCTATATATGGAGTTTCGTAGGAGAAGATGCTAAAAAATACACAGGGTTTACACCCGTAGCAGCCTACTATGGAGGTAAATTGCATAGATGGTACTCTCTTTTTGTAGGTTATTATTTACCTGAATCCTACACAATTAACTTCGATAATATAATTGAAAAAAAGTGTGTAGCTGTACTAGGTCCAAAGGGAGTAGTACGAAGTATCATACCCATACAAGAGCATAAAAAAGCTACGGAGCAGGACACTAATTTTCACCAGAATCCATCTGAAAGTGAAGATTCTGACAAGAACTTATTTGGGGAGGAGTAGAATATGCACTTATGTTTAGATTTAAGCTTTAAATCTTCAGGATATGCGGTCTTTTCTAAAGACGGTAAACTAACAAAAAAAGGAAAAATAGTACCTGCAAAAGAGTTGGACAAAAGTCTAAAGATACACTATATAGTGGGTAAGATAAAGAGTATGTTTAAAGGTATAGACCAAATAGTCATTGAAGATGTGTATGTAGGAAAAAATCCAGAGGCTGTTATTTGGTTAGCTAGATTGTCGGGTGGAGTGATATCTGCTTGGGTAGGTTACAAATATACTAAACCTAAACTATATAAAGCAACTACGGCTAGAGCTTTAGCAGGTGTTAATGGCAGATCTCACAAAGCAGAAATTCAAGTATTTGTTTTAGAGAAGTACAAGTATATAAGTTCTGCTAAATTAGATGTATATAAGAATGCTATTAAAGGAATAAAAGAACTGTATAAAGAAGGACAATACTCACGAGGTAAGTATAAGTACAGACTTGAGAAGCTTAGTAAGCAGATAGAAGAAGAAACAGGAGTAGGAGAGGATCTAGCAGACTCTATAATTCTTGGAATAGCCTATTCAAAAGATAAATCATTATGAAACACAATAAAAAGCTAGTAGTTTTAGTTGGAAATATTGGAAGTGGAAAATCTACATTAGCCAGAACGTATACTGCAAAAGGTTGTGTCATTGTAGCTAGAGACGCTTTAAGATACAACATTGGAGGAGGAGAATACATATTTGATCTTAAATTAGAACAAGCTATATGGAGTACGGAATTGGATATGGTAGAGAATTTTATGAAGACAGATGTAAATATAATTATAGATGAAGTTGGTCTAACCAGAGCTATGAGAGAGCGATATATTAATCTTGCTCATAAATACAAGTATGGCACAACTGCTTTAGTTTTGCCTGAAATATCTATGAAAGAAAGTGTTGATAGAAGAATGAAAAGTCCTCATGGACAACCTAATAGAAAATTATGGGAAGGGATTTACAAAAAGTTCGATTCCCAATACGAGTCTCCTGTTTCCGATGAGGGGTTTGACAGTATTATAAAACTAAAAAGGTGGTAGACGTATGGGTATTATTGCTGTAGACGTAGACGACACTATTTGCTCTTCGATTAGTACGCAGTATGCTAAGAAAGAAATTAAGTTTTGTAAACCTTATAAAAAAATGATTAAGGTGATAAACGATTTGTATGATAGAGGTAATTTTATCTATATATGGACTCATAGAAGTAAATGTTGCAAAAGACAAACTGAACTATGGTTAAAAAAGTACAAAGTAAAATATAGTGCTATTGAATTTGATAAGTTGGGAGCTAATTTATATTTAGATAATAAGGCTTTACCTCCATTTAACTATTTAAATGCACAAATGATTGAAGACTATATGGAACAAATAAAAAAGTGGAATTTTGAAAAAGGAAGTTTTAGAAGTAAACCAAGAAAAAAGTATAAAAGGAGAAATTTATGAAAGAAAAATATATACCTGTGTATGGAGTTGTTCCTATCAAAGATTGGGATTGGAAACAATGTCATACAGATTTAAGAAAAATGAATAGAAAAAATCCTTTTGAAGGATACATTAAATTTGATTCAGGTAAATTAATAGGAATGTTTGAAGCTTTAGAAGAATATAAAAAACTTAAAAAAGGAATAATAAAATACAGTAAAGTAATCGCTAGAGGTTAAAAAGGAGATAAAATGAGTGACGACAAATTACAAGATGCTTTAAAGAAAATTGAAAAAAAGTATGGTAAAGGATCCATCATGAAGCTAGATGGTGACTTTAAAGTAAAATTAGACGTAGTTCCTACAGGTTCGATGGAGCTAGACAGAGCTCTAGGGGTTGGAGGGATTCCTAGAGGTCGAGTTACTGAGATCTTTGGAAAGGATGCTAGTGGTAAAACTAGTTTAACTTTAAGTTTAATTAGAGAAGCACAAGCTAAAGGAGAAGTAACAGCTTTTATTGATGCTGAGCATGCTTTTGATAGAGATTGGGCTATAAAAGTGGGAGTTAATGTAAAGGAGCTTTTATTTTCTCAACCAGACACAGGAGAGCAGGCTTTGGACATTATGCGTACTTTATTAGAATCTAAAAGTGTTAGTTTAATTGTTACAGACTCAGTCTCAGCGCTTGTACCTAAGGCAGAACTAGAGGGAGAGGTAGAGGATTCAACTATTGGATTACAGGCTAGACTTATGTCAAAAGTTTTACGTCAAATGTCTGGACTTATAGCATCCTCAAACACAGCCGTAGTATTTCTCAATCAAACAAGAATGAAAATTAATAGTTTTGGACATGGATCCCCCGAGACTACTTCAGGAGGAGTAGCTCTCAAATTTTATGCATCTGTAAGAATAAGGTTACAACGAATTAAAACACTAGTGAAACCAAATGAAGACCCTATTGGGACTATTGTTAGAGCTGATGTTAAAAAGAATAAAGTAGCACCTCCCTTTAGAAAAGCTGATTTTAAGATCATGTTTGATGAAGGACTCTCAACAACTTATGATATTCTAGACACTGCTGTTAAACATGGTATAGTAGATAAAACTGGAGCTTGGATAAATTACGGAGAAGAAAAGTGGCATGGAGATGAAAATGCTAGAAAGTTTCTTAGAGAGAATCCTAAGGTGTTAAAAGAAATCAAAGACAAGATTTTAAAACTGTTTGGAGAAAAATGAGTATTAGACAGTGGTATTCAAAGCATCATCTTAAAAAAGGAATGTGGCTGAGGTGTAAAATAACTCAGGAATACTTTCAAATTACCAGAGTATGGCATGATTTTATGGGCTGTTCTGAGTATCATACCTATACTCTATCTAACGGTGAGGACCTGCAGGGTTATGAATTAGATATATTCACAGTAACAAATCCACCTAAATTAAAAAGGATGTTATTAGAATCATGAAGAAGGGATTTCCAAACGAAATTAGAATGATAATGAGTGATGTGTTCAATGGGTATTGCTGTGTTGAGGGGTGTTTAAACTCTGTACACTCCCATCATCATAAGTTACCTCAAACAGACTACTATATTAAAATGTTCCCCTTATTTATACATAGTGTGCTAAATGATGCTCCAGTGTGTGAGTATCATCATGTGAATCATAGAAAGTTTTCTAAGTTAAATATTTCAGAAAAAGAAGCAAGAGCATTCGAAGACTATCTAAGAAAAATAAAAGAAGAAAAATGAAGTATTATTTTACAAGCGATTTACACTTAGGACATTTTAATATTATTAAGTATTGTAATAGACCTTTTAAAACTCTCGATCAGATGAACAATACTTTAATTAGAAATTGGAATTCTAGAGTTAGACCAGAAGATATTGTATTTCATATAGGAGATTTCTGTTTTAAGAACACTTCTGGAGGTAAAAAGGGGGAAGGAGTCCCTATAAAAGCTAGAACCTGGGAAGCGCAACTAAATGGCAGAATCATTCATATTAAAGGAAATCACGATAAAAATAATTCCACAAAAACCGTTATAGAAAGACTAGTAATAAATATGGGAGGAAGAAGAATTAATTTAGTACATGATCCAAAGCGCGCTAATGTCAACTTCGGAATCAACTTTACAGGACATGTTCACGAAAAGTGGGCCTTTAAAAGGATACAACGAGCATATTTGTTCACAGATTGTATTAATGTGGGAGTAGATGTAAATAATTTTAGACCAGTTACTTTTAATGAAATTATGAGTAAGTATAAACACTGGTTAAGAAATGGACAAAAAAGGAGATAAAAATGGATAATACAGAACTAGACGTACATGCAAAAAACACTATAACAGAGCTTCAACCCCTATTCGTCCAGATTAAAGCTATAAGTAATGACCTAATGGTCAATTCTAATATACAGGACATAAATAGGTATTGTAGCCACCAAGACACTTTAACAGGGATATATGGAAATCTTAACATAAAGTACAAACAAATAAGAGCCCTAAAGAAGAATAAAGAAGTTGAGTATTACTGTAATCTAAAACTAGAAACTAATGTAAATAATACTAAATTTGTTTCGGCATCCGCTGAAAAAGAAGCTAGCTACTATGTAGCTCCCCTAAGAGAAGCTAGAGACATAATCGAAGGGTACATAGAAATTATTATAACTTCTATTGCAACTTGTCGAAATCATATTTGGGAATATAAACAAGATAGGAAGAATGACGTATGAAGAAGCTAAAGTATACATGGGTTCAGTTTGATAAAGACATTAAAAAGATACAGAAAATAATAGACTTTTCTAAGTATAAGAGTCTAGCTCCTGTAGCTTTTGGAGGATTACCTCTAGGTACAGCTCTAAAAAATATCACCAAATTACCTACTCGCATTATTTTTGCCAGTAGCTACGAAGGATGTAAAAGAAATGCTCTAAAAGTTAAAACAGGAGATTTAGATAAGTTGCAATCACCAGTATTACTAGTAGAGGATCTTACAGATAGTGGAGCTACTTTAACTTTTATTTCTAATTATTTAACTAGAGCTCATATAAAGCACGATACTTTAGTCTTATTTTACAAAAAAGGATCTATGTTTAAACCTACTTATTTTTTACATACAGTTGAGAAGAAAATTTGGCTAATAATGCCTTGGGAGAACAAATGAATCCTACTACAATCGTAATACTGGATTTTATTTCTATGGCAGGAACAATTCTGTGTTTAAACTTGTCATCTAAAACGTATAAGGCTTGGGCTTGGTATCTAATTCCTACTACTGCTTTTATGATACTAATGATAAATGCCCAACTGCCTTTTCAGATCTTGATGGGAATATCTTTATTTATAACTGGAATTAGAAACTTCAAAATAGGAAGGAGGAAGGCATGCGCAGAAAGAAAATAGAATTAGCTGACGTGCAAAAGACTAAAGTTAGAGGGATGAAACTCAACAGGGTAGGAATATCTAATCTAGACTTTCCTATATATATAAAGACAAAAAAAGGAGACAAGAAGCTGTGCTATGCTAATGTTAATATTTTTGTGTCTCTAAAGCGCAATATTAAAGGTATTAATATGTCTAGGATACCTAGAGCTCTTATGAAGTATAGGTATACCAGTTTTAGTAGATGGGTGCTATGGAAATTTCTATATGGACTTAAAAAATTTAGTCAAACAAGTGATGTCTACGCAGAAGTTAACTTTAAGTACTTTATAGACAAAGAGGCGCCAGTAACAAAAGAAAAATCTGTAATGGCATTTGACTGCTGCTTTATAGGTCGAATAGATAATAAAAATAGATATACTTTTCAATTAAAAGCTAAAGTACTTGGAACTTCTAATTGTCCATGCTCTAAGGAGATATCAGAGGGGCAAGGAGCTCACGGACAGCGGAGTGAAGTAACTGTAACAGTTGAGACTAAACGAAAAAAAACAATATATCTAGAAGACTTAATTAAACTGGTAGAAGGATGTATGAGCTGTGAAATATATCCAGTGCTTAAAAGACCAGATGAAAAGTATGTTACAATTAAAGCATATAATAATCCTAAATTTGTAGAGGATGAAGCAAGAGAAGTGGGATTGGCTCTACAAAAGTCTGGAACAATAAAGTGGTATAAGGTAAAAGTTGTAAATAAAGAATCAATTCATATGCACGACGCTGTATCTTATATCAGCAGAAAGTTAAAAGGGAAGAGATGGAGAGATGCAGACAAGTCTCTTAGGAGAGTCGAATGAACAAGCTAATGTTTATTAAAGTTAAGACCCAATTTGAAGCAGTGCATTGTTATCCTACAGCTCCTATAGCAGTTAAACATCTAAGAAGCAAGCATAGACACACTTTTTTTGTTAGTGTTTCTATAGAGGTTACAGATGAGAATAGACAATTAGAATTCTACTTAGTTAAAGACTACATAGACACCGTTATTACTCATAAAGATTTGAATAGCCTATCTTGTGAGATGATTTGTGATGCGTATTATGGAGCTATACAAGAAAAGTACGGTAAAAGGAAAGTAATAGTGGAAGTAAGTGAAGATAACCAAAGAAGTGCTGTAACTTCTTATAATTTTAAAAAAGAGGAGTAAGTAAAAGTGTTGTTTGGATACTTGTACAGGAAAGGACTAATAAAAAACGGAAGTAAACTATTTAACCTATGGTGTTGGTTGGCTTACCAAAGATGGTATCAAATGATGTTGATACCGATGCATGTAGTAAAAGGGTATTATTATGGATATTCAACAAAGCAGATTTATTATTTTTGTAAAGGGATTTTAAAGAATAAATTATATAAGGAGAGATTAAAAATATGAAAATTTTTGTAATTCCGCCATTAAGACATCTAGATCTCGCACATATGGGAGATAAAGTATACTACGCACTGGCCCACCTATACTATCAACATAAGCACTACAGGCAATTCTTTAAAGCTGCAGTTAAAAGGGGAGATTTTGTAACTTTAGACAACTCTGCTGCTGAGAAATCCTTAGTAACTGAAGATATTCTAATTGAAATTGTAAAAGACTTAAAACCTAGTGAAGTAATAGCTCCTGATATTCTTTTTGATAAAAATAAAACATTAAAAGCTTTAATTAGATTTATTAAAAGATTAAAAAAAGAGAATTTAAATAAGGTAGATGTGTTTGCTGTACCACAAGGAAAAACTAGAAAAGAGTGGTTAGAATGTTACAAAGAAATGTTAAACAATCCTTATGTACAAGTCATAGGATTAAGTAAAATATCTACCTCTTGCTTCGTTAGAGGAGCAAAACCAGACCAGAGTATTAAGGAAGCTAGAAATAACTGTGTTAGGTACTTAAAAAAGCATAAGATGCTTACAAAACCCGTGCATTGTCTAGGTCAAGGAGATCCAACTGAGTTTCTGGCTTATAAGGGAATGAAAATGCTTAGAAGCACCGACTCTTGTAATCCTATATGGTCTGCTGTGAACGACATAGAGTTTGGAAAAGGAAAATTCAAACGAGTTCCAACTAATAACATGTATTTCTATAAAGAGTTGACTCAACCACAGTTGGAATTAGCTAAAAAAAATATTAAGTATTTAAAAGAGATAGTGAAGCAGGTATGAGTATAGTTAAGAAAACTTTACGTCTAAAGGAAGATAGGTAAAATGACAGGTATAATTATTGCAATTATTATAGCTATAAGTTTAAGTATTTGGTTATACTTTGATAGTAAAAATATGACTGTTAGATGTTACCACTGTGGAAAAGAAATTTTAGTAAGAGAGGCAAAAAAAGAGTATTATACTGCAGATTGGGAAGCGTCTTACTATCATCTTATTTGTGACTATTGTTATAAGGAGGCAAAATGAAGTTAAATACGAAAGAGAGACTAATGTTTTCAAGATTACTTCCTATGAAAGGAAATTTACTAGAACTTCTTATGGCACGAAATATAGCTAAAAGGATGGAGGTAACTAAGGAAGAAAAGTCTAAAATAAAAATGGTAAGAACTCCTAAAGGATGGCAATGGGATTCTGAAAAAGAGGTTCAAAAAGATTTTGCTTTCTCTAAAGAAGAACTAAAATTATTAAAAGTGCAGGTAGCTAGGATAGATGGACGAAAAGAAGTAACTCCTGATTTACTAGATCTGTGCATTAAGATTAGAGACTACGAACAAAAGAAGTAATAGACTAAAATGGATACGAAAAGTCAAATAGTTGAAGGTTTTAATAAGAGACTAGAAGAGGATCTAAAGGATGCACACTCTCTAGTTCAGGTACCTCTAGAGCTCCATACTCTGCAACACAATGCTCTATACTTTTACACAGCTCCTCTTCCCCCAAGTTTTATTCGGACCCCATCAACAGATCTCTTAGGTACACTAGAACCCAGTATTAAAATATCCATGGTTCCAGTTAACTGGCAAGTTTCGGAAGAGTACCTAGAACAATGTAAAAGTCCTGAGGTAGCAGCTTTGCTGGGACGACAATTTGCAAGTATAAACTCCAAAGTTCCTATTCAATTTATAGATAGCCCTTCTTCTGTCCTAGTCTTTGGACAGTTTCAATGGTATAAAGACTACATGAGTTACTCTTGGAAATTAACTGGAAAGGTAGGTATAGGTATATCCTTACAGTTTAAAGAAAAGATGCAGGAGCACTGCAGACACACTTGTAATAAATTTATAAAGTGTCTTCTTAAACCAGAAGAGTGTTACTTATCATTCATAATGAAAGCAGTAGGGAGGAATGTATGAAGCAAAAAGAAGATACTATGGTATGTAGGTGCTGTAAACGAGTATTACCTAATAAAAATTGGAAGACAGCTAATGGAAAAAAGTGTCTTTGGTGTGATGGGGATCACTATAGAAATAAAAAAGGAGTATAGAATGAGTGGAAATATACATAAAGTTTGGGGAGAAAGAAGAAGGATACTACTAACAGATACCATTGAGTTAGATTTACTTTATTTAAAACCTAATACTTTTTGCTCTACTCACTCTCATACAGACAAGATTAATTTATTCACAGTAATAAAAGGTAAGGTAAGAATAGAGACAGAATTTGGTAAAATTACTTTGAAGAAAAACGAGAGTTTTCAGGTGGATGCTCCATTAAAACATAGGTTTGTTGCTCTAGCTAAGTCAATAATGATAGAAGTCGCATTTGTTTCTACCGGAAAAATAGATGCTGATGACATAAAAAGAGAAGTACAGGGTGGAAAAATAATAAAAAATAAAGAGTATAGTATTCCAGAATTAAAAAAGGCTGGTTATTTAGAGTTAGAAAACACAGAGTAAAATATGAAGTATCTTGTTTCAGGGGATTTCCACATTAAACGAGAAAGACTTAAAGAGTGTAAAGACATTCTAGATCAAATACTAAAACTCTCTAAAGGTTGCAAGGGTCTAATCATTTTAGGAGATGTGTTTGATACTGATAATCCTAAACCCGATGAGATCGATTTTTTTATAAAGTTCTTAAAACAAATACCTCTTACCGTAGCTGTTTACATAATAGGTGGGAATCATGGACGATTAAAATCAGATATTAATGCGACTATGTGGAGTCCTAAGATTCATCCTAATATAATATACGGTATGGATAGACTACTAGTTGATTTAGAAGGTAGAAATATAAGGATGCAGCATATTAATTGTGCAGAAAGTAAATTTGGTGCAAACAATTTTCAAAAAGAGGGACCTTCTTTTAAAGACTTTAAAGAGGACATAGTCCTACTTGGTCATATCCATAAATACCAAATACTATCAGAAAAACCTAGACTAGTCCTTCATCCAGGTGCACCCTACTATATTCATTTTGGAGAACACTCAGATAAAAAAGGTATAATATTTTTAGACATAGATAAGGAGATAACTTACAAATTCATTCCTTTGAAAGTAATACCTATGCATCAAATTATTGTGAAGGACGATGAACTAGGTGAGATATACAATATTTTAGAAAAAGTTCCTGCTCTATCTAAACTAAAAATAATATTTGAAGTAAGCAATACTACTATTGATACGTCTAATAACATTAATAGAATAGTAGAAGAATGTCGAAAAAAGTACCACATATTTAAATGGACAATTAAAGTACAGAGTAGCGTTGCCCAGATTAAAGAGAGCATATCTCAAAAGAATACAGCAGAATTATTAAAGGATTTTTGTAAAGAAAAAAAAATAGGCTCTGAGATTAGAAAGTTACTACAAGGTCTATTAGAAGTTGAAAAAGAAACTAAAATATGAAACTAATAAAGTTACAACTCCAAAATTTTATGTGCTTTAAGGATACCACTATAGACTTTCCTGACTCTAAGCTAACAAATATCTATGGACTAGATGTGGATAGAAAAACAGCAAATGGAGTTGGAAAGTCGGCTATTAAGGAGGCCATCCTATTTGCTTTTTACGGTAGAACAAAAGTCAGTTTATCAGACCTAATTAAAAAAGGTGCTAAAGAGTGTAAAGTAATTCTAACATTTAAAGCTGCCAACAAGCAAGTAGTCATTATTAGGTCCTATAAGGGTATGACTAAACTAGTAATTAAGATAAATGGTAACGAAGTAGACTTTAGTAAACTCAAGGATAAGAGGGGATATATAGAAGGGTTAGTAGGTATGGATTATACTACGTGCATCAACTTCTGTATCTTTGATGCCGTTAGATTTGAAGATTTGACTAGTCTTAGTTCTAGTGAGATAAAAAGGCTCATGCAACTGCTTTTTAACTACGAGAAATTCACTAAAATCTACGATAAATTGAAAGAGAACATACGGAGTAATGGTATACTATTAGAACAGTTACAAACTCGTAATATTCACTATTTTTCAAAAAAAAGACAGACTATTTTAAGTGATGCTTGTAAGACCCTTACAGAGCAGATTAATAGTATCAGGTCTAAAGTGACCCTGCTAAATGACTTAAAGTATAAACTAGGAGGAACAATTGCAACTTGTAATACTATTATAAGTAGAAATCGAAATAAGATTAGTTGGATATCTAATCAAACACAGTGTCCTACTTGCAAGCAACCTTTAACGAATAAAGTAGAGATCCTCAATGAGTATCAAACTGAAATTAATAAAAATATGATTATACTAAAGAATACCCAGGCTAGAGTCCAGAAGATTGAGGGAGCTGTTAGAGAGCACAGGACTACTAGAGATGATAGAGTGTCTCCAAAGCAGACGCGAGTTCACAATTTGATACAAAAGTTAGAGCAATCTCAAAAAAATACAGTAGATACGCAAAAAATTAAAGAGACTATAAATAGCCACAAAGTAGTATTTGATGTTTTAAAGAAGTTTGAGTCTTATGTCATGGGGCACTACGTAGGATATCTGGAACAGATCCTTAATGAATACTTATTTAGACTTATAGACATTAAATGTAACATATCTTTTACAAAACAAGGCTCTATTCTTACTAGAAGTATTGATAAGTTCAGTATGAAGTTAACTAGAAACGGAGAGGAGTACTCTTACATGTCTTTATCGTCGGGTGAAAGAATGTTAGTAGCTTATGCTTTTAAATTAGCTATAAACACTCTTAGCTTTAAAGATACTTTTCTATTTATTGATGAAGGTTTTAATAGACTAGATAAAACGAATAAAACTAAGCTACTTGAAATGCTCCAAAGTTCTCCTTTTAATCAAATATTTCTTATAAGTCACGACGATGCATTTACTAATTTACCTTTAATCTTTTTAGAAAAGAGTAACAATGAAAGCAGCGTCTTAGAGAATATTAATAGTGAGAGTAGTGTTAAAGAGTACATTAAAAATAATGTGTAAAAGTATAACGATGTATGTACTTTATCTTAAAATAGATATATAATATTAGGAAAGGGGGTTTATCATGTCGAAAATATGGACCGATGAAAAAATAAAGCAATTAAGCTCTTTAGTTAGTAAGAACTACAGTAAGAAAGAAATATCTAAATTTTTTAATGTGACAGTGCCAGCAGTAGAGCATGCTACCAGTAGGTATGTGGATATTAAAAGGGAAGATAAAAGGCATCAGAATAAAGCGATATTAGAAGAAACTAAAAAGTATGTAGAGTACATAAAAGAAACTACAAAAAACTATAACGATCCATATAAGAATGTAAAGTTTACAGGAGTCTGGAAAGGAGACAAACAGGTAGAAGATCAAGTACTTCTATTATCAGACATGCATACGGGAATGATAAATAAGGCTCCTCATACAGGAGAAATTACTTATAATCGAGAAATTCAAGAGAAGGAGCTCTCAGAACTCATGAAAGGAGTTGGACGATTCTATCAACTCTACAAACCTTCCTACAGTATTGAAACCTTCTATATTTTTGGACTTGGAGACTTAATAACTAATGACAGAATCTTCGAGGGTCAGAAGGCAGAAATCACTTGTGGAGTAGGTAAACAAATTCAGTTAGCTTTTCAGTATGTAAGCGATGCTATTAAAAAACTTCTTGAGGTCTACCCTAGAGTCGTGTATATAGGGGTAGTAGGGAATCATGGAAGAACAACTTCAAAGTATATGTCCGAAGATGCTACTGATAATTTTGAGTATTTACTTGGAACCCTCATAAGGGAGAGATTCGCAGGAAATAAAAGAGTTGAAATTATTCTACCTACAGACTACTCTTATTCGCTCACTATAAGAGGTCATAGGTATCTATTAACTCATGGTAATAGTATTAGAGGCTGTTCTTTAAATACTATTGAAAAGGCAGCAAAAGAAATAGCTTTATTAGTAGAAAACGATTGTTATGATGTAATTACCATAGGACATTTTCATAGCGTCTATGAATTTCCTATTTCACCTTCTACAACCTTACTTGTTAATGGCTGCTTCATACAGAAGGATAGTTATGCTTATGATAAACTAAGAAAATTCTCAACAGCTAAACAATTATTGTTTAATGTATCTAAGAAGTCAGCTTTACACAATCTACAAAAAATAGATTTATGTTGGAGATAAATGAGACACGATAGAGAAAAAAGAGAGAGAAAAGTACAACCTAAGTGTGACATTTGTGGTGAAGTCTCTTCAAAATTGTTTTGCATGATGTGTGCACGTCGATACAATATTAGAGATAAAAAGTGCAGTCAATGTAGATTTTATAAAGAAGGTGTGTGCGAAATTACTAAAAAAGAAGTAAGAGAGAACTATTATTGTTTTTTCTTTTACACTGGGAGGAAGGATGTTTAGTAAGAAACCAATAAATGAGTACGTTGAGTACACTAATCTGAATCCTAAAATGGAATTAAAAGATCTAAAAAACTTAGTGAGAGTCGCTAAAGAGAGAAAGTACAGATCTATAGTTATTCCTTACTTTTTTTGTGGTACTGCTAAAACTTTAGTAAAGGGCTCAGACATAAAAGTAGTTACAGTGTTTGGATTTCCTTTTGATATGTACACCCAGACAATCCTTACAACTCACAAAGATGATTACGATGAGCTAGACATAGTTATTCCTATTAATCTTTATTATTACAATTATCCTCCAAAAATGAATGGAATAAAAGCCTTTTTTATGCAGATTAAAAAATTAATACCTGATAAGAAATTAAAATTGATTATTGAAACAGCTATGATGAGGGATAAACCAAAACAGATAAAAGAGCTATGTATTGCCTCAAGAGACTATATAGATGTTATTAAAACAAATACAGGTCTTATTAAAAGAAAAAGTATAAACGATCTTTACGAAGATGTAAAACTGATTAAGAAGCACTGGAAAAAGGAAGTTAAAGCAGCTGGAGGAATTAAAACACTAGAACAAGTTAAAGAACTAATTAAACTAGGAGTTGACTATGTAGGCACTAGTGCCGACATTCTAATAGGTCCTAGTACTGAGATTTTAAAAGAAGATACTAAAAAGGAAGAATAAAATGTACACAACCTATTTGGCAGGATTTATCGAACATAAAGTAAGTGGTGCTAAGTCGTGGCGAGAAGATGTACTATCCAGTTTAAAATCTCCCGATATGCTTATATACTGTCCTATTAAATATGAGGCAGAAAAGACAGGAAAGCCAGCAGGAGAGCACGTCAAGTACACTATGGGACTAAAACAAGGTGGACACTGGAACCAATTCATAGAAGAAATGAAGAAAATATGGTGGGGAATCGTGCGTCCTGGAAAAAACAGATTTGAAGTTATTAAGCAGTTTCAGTATAGAAAGGTTATAGACGGAAATAAAGAAACAGATTTACCTATATGGGGGGACTTCGAGGCAGTATCTAGAAGTGACTTTATTATCGTGTACTACAAACGCGATGTTCCTAGTTGGGGTACTCCAGCTGAAGCAGTTACAGCTTTCTTCTTGAACATTCCTATTTATGTAATAAGCGATGTGCCTAAAACTAAGATGAATTCATCTCTACTGTGGTGGGTACAGGAAACTGAGGGAGACGTGTTCTACAGTTTAAATGATTGTGTTAAATACATTAAAGATACTTACAAATTAGCTGAACCTAAGGTAGTACCAGAAGAAGCTATAAATGATGAAAACTAATATAATACTCCACGAACAAACCAACTACGATGGCTATTGTGAAATAGACGTACCTAGTCCATCTATACGAGAGCTACTTATAGAGCTAGTAAATACTCCAGTAATCAAAATACCTTTTTGGATATTACAACACAAACAGCAATTAAAGAGTGTAGGAGTAGAATTAAAGGAGGAATCAAAATGATAGGACAAATGAGATTAAGTTTAGAAAGAACCTTTGAAGCAGCTCACTTTATACCTAAACATAAAGGTGCATGTAAAAATCTGCATGGACACTCGTACAGAGTAGGAGTAACTATAAATGGATTACACAACTCTATAGATGGCATTTTTATAGATTTTGGAGACATCAAACATTTGATAGATGAGTTTGACCACTCTTTTTTAAATGATCGTTTTAAAATTCCTTCTGCAGAAAATCTTTCAAGATACTTTGGTTTAAAAATTCTTAGATTAAATAGAAATATACTTGAAGTAACAGTATCAGTGTACGAGACTGAAAACTGCGTAGCTAGTTCAACAGTATCTAGCTCCGCTACAAGTTAGGAGTAAGGATGAAATTATATTTTGCTCACAATTTTAATGATCGTAAAGAATTTAGAAAAATAGAACTTCAGTTAGAAAAAGAGTTAAGCATTGAACTAATGAATCCTTTTTATGATGTTCCAGAAAGAAAAGAAGAAATGCAAGAATTAGATGCAAGAAACGTCAATTCAAAAACTAGAATTAAAAGTTTTAAGAACTCTTTTAATAGAGACCAGGAAAGTGCTGAGCTAATAGTCAAAAGAGACTTAGTACAGCTTGCAGGATGCGATGGGTTACTTACTATAGTGGATAAGCCAAGCTTTGGTACGACTATAGAGCTATGTAATGCAGTTCTTATGAGAAAACCTGTGTACTTTATAAGTAATCTATACTCTAGTCATCCTTGGATTAAAATATATGCTACCAAAACTTTTAAAAATATAGAAGAGTTTAAACAGTACATAAAATACTATAAATCGATACCTTATGAGTAAATTAATAGTAGAAGTCTGCAAAGTAGAAAAGATTGAAAAGCATCCTAATGCGGATAGACTCTCTATAGTTACTGTTAAAGGCTGGAACTGCGTCGTTAGTTTAGACCAATATAAGGAAGGGGACTTAGTTGTATACTGTCCACCTGACAGCCTAATTCCTGAAGACATAATCGAAAAATATAATCTAGAATTTCTAAAAAAGAATGGAAGGGTTGGAACCATTAAATTAAGAAAGTGCATATCTCAAGGTCTTATTTTAAGTATTCCAGAAGGAAAAACTTGGAAGAAAGGTAAAGACGTAGCTAAAGAATTGGGAATTGTTAAATACGAAGTTCCTGAGCCTAAGTTTCAACAATTTAAAGGTAATCGTCCTACTAAAAAGAAGAAAAATCCTCTATTTGACAAGTATACGGATATAAATAATATTAAAAATTATAACAACGTGTTTAAAGAAGGAGATTTAGTAGTAATAACAGAAAAAATTCACGGTACTAACTTTAGAGCTGGTAGACTACCAAGATACACAGATAGTTTGTGGGGTAAAATAAAATCCCTTTTATTTGGCAAATATGAGTTCATATATGGGAGTCATCGTGTTCAAATAACTCATCACAATAATAGGCATTGTTTTTATGGAGAAGACGTATATGGTAAGATTGCTAAAAAATATAAATTAGCTGAAATTATCCCTGAAGATTATACTATATATGGAGAAATTTACGGTAAAGGAATTCAAGATTTAGAATATGGAAAAGAGGATACTGATATAATGTTTTTCGACGTGAAATACAAAGGAAACTACTTAGACTTTAATGATGCTAGAAAATTTATTGCTTCTTTGGGTTTACGCTATGTTCCTATACTCAGTTACGGAAAATATACACTAGAATCAGTAAAAGAGTACACAAATGGAACATCCATATTAGATCTAAAAACAATAAGAGAAGGATGCGTAATTAAACCCGTGAAAGAAGAAAATGATGTTAGAATAGGAAGAAAAATACTAAAAAGTGTTGGTGAAGAGTACCTATTAAGAAAAGGAGCAACAGAATACAAATGAGTAAAGAAGATACCTATACTTTTGGAATGTGTAAGATTTGCAAGGAGAATAAGCCTTTAAAGAATGGTACTTGTCCAAAATGTGAAGAAAAATTGCCAGATTGTTTTAAAGAGATATTTGGAGAAAAACTAGAATGAAATGTCGATGCGGAAGTAGAGATTTTATTGCTATTGAATATGGGTACACCCATCCTGAGAGATACGATGGAATTAGTGAAGAAAGATGTACAATGTGCGGAACAAGATATGGAAGATGGAGTGGTAAAATATTAAAAGACGGAGAATGTGAAAAAAGATTTGGAGGAAGGCATGGCTAAGAAATACACAAAGGTAAAGGACTCAGGTAAGAGACAGAAGTTCGAATCTGGAGCAGTAAGAGATATCCAAGAGGGAAAAGGGAGATTTGATTTAATACCTCCTATGGCTATGGAAAGACTAGCTAGGCACTACGAAAACGGTGCCAGAAAGTACGGTGAATCCAATTGGCAAAAAGGAATGCCTTTATCGAGGTATTTAGACTCTTTAATCAGGCATGCCTATAAACTTTTAGCTGGAATGGACGATGAGGATCATGCAGCAGCTATTGCTTGGAACTCTTTTGCCTTTATATACACTAAAGATAAAATAGAACAAGGAAAATTACCTAAAGATCTAGACAATATTCAAAAAGATACGCAGAAGGAGTAGTGATCTACTATGAATAAAATTCCTAAAAAGTACGAGGCTGAATGGAAAGAAACTTATCAAAAAATACAAGAAGTAATTTCGTATCTATCTCAATCATTTTCCAGTAAAGTCTTAGAGAAAAGTGACATAGGACAAGATTTATGGGTTCTGTTTCTTGAAATGACCAATAGGGATAAAAAGTACTATAGAAGAAAACCAGGTTGGTACTTTCTTAGATTTAAATGGTTCTTACTCACTAAGTACCAAAAGGAAGTAACTAGAATAAAGAGGGAGTGGGAGTACAAACTAAGAAACAATCCCAATAAAGGAAAGATTCAATCTCGTATAGGATACTTAAACGATAAGAAGGATGATGAAAGAATTTAGTGCTGATCTGAGCTTAATGCTATACTCTGTAGAAGAGCAAGCAGGAAAAGAGTGTAGGGATATCGTGAGTAAGTATCTCAGTAACTATAAAATATCTGAGATATGTAAAGAGCTAAAACTCAGTAGATTTAAAGTTCAAAGACGATTAAATAAAGGATTGGAGATTTTGAAGCAAATAGTAGAAAAGGAGAGAAGTTATGGGAAGAACTAGAAAGACTGAAGTTTTAAAAAGAAGAACTGCAGTTAGAAAGTTGTATCTTAAAGGTATTACGAGAGTCGAAGACCTATTAGCTCATTCCGACTTACAGACATTCGGACCCGTAAGTGAGAGTACTATTAGAAAAGATTTAGCTGCAATAAATAGGTGGTACGTGGCAGCTGTAGAAAAGAATCCTCAAATACTAGATAAACAGGCTGAGTACATTCTTAAACATTTAGATCAACTTAATATGATAAAAGCAAGACTTAATGAAATTGCTGAAAGAGCTAAAGAATCGGGAAGCTTAAAGAGTGAGATAAGTGCTCTAAAAGCTATCTTAGATGAATTAAATCATGAAGCTAAAGTCTTAAAGCTAATTGATGTGTCTAAGACTATTAATCAATACATTAAGATTGATAAAATAGAAATGATATTTACTAAAGTTATAGATGTTATTAAAGAATTTGTACCCGTAGATCAACAAAAGTATGCTTTAGAGCGTCTAAAACAAGTAGGAACTCAAATAACAGATGTGAAATCCAATGATGGACAAAAATAAAAAACTTCAAAGTATCTTCGATAAGTCTGTAGATAGGGCTCTAGAAGATGTAAAGTTAGGTGAAAGTCAATTCGAGATTACTCCTGTACCACCCAAAGAGTTTTTCGAAGTGTGGTTAAAACAACCTCTTTTTCCAGAACAATACAGAATTATTAATCAGATATTTACTGCAGATTATAAGAATTGGAGAAAAGACATCAAAGAGATTCTGTTATTGTGGGGAGAAGGAGCTTCAAAGGACTATACCATTGTTCGTACACTAGTATATTGCTGCTATTTTCTCTGTTGTCTTCGAAATCCTCAAGAGTACTTTAACATAGGAGCTAGTACTCCTATAGTCGTAGCGTGTATGAGTGTAAATGAAGAGCATGCTAAGGATGTATTTTTTAAGCAATTTACTACTGTTATCAAAAAAATAAGAAACCCTGCAACTGGTAGAAACTTTTTTGCTGATTTGGGAGTAGATCTGAGAGATGGTAAAGATATTCAAACTCGAAAAGTGTTATTTCCAAATCACGTAGAAGCGATGGCAGCTGATGCCTCTAGATATGGAGTAGAGGGTAAAAATGTTCTAATGTGCATATTTGATGAAATTGCTGAAGTTAGGTATGATAGAGCTAAAGAAAGATACGATAATGCTAGAAATACAGCTTTTTCGAGATTTCCTGATCACTATAAGCTAGTTATGATCTCTTATCCTAGAGATGAGTTTGATTATATGATGACTCACTATGCTGAAGTAGATGAATGGCCTGAGGACGACAAGAAACAGGTATTTAAAAGTCGAAAGTCTCCTTGGGAAGTCAGAAGTAAAGAGGGAGCTCATCCTGATTTAATAAATAAACGTTTATATAAACTAAAAGAAGACTATGTTCCCATATATAGAAAAGATCCCGAAGATGCTAAAAGAAGATACGAGTGTCTTTTTACTAAGTCTTCTGGTGCAAGATTTCTTAAAAAGTACGAGCTTATACTAGAAAGGTGTATTAATTTTGATAGACCTTCTCCGATTATATGGGACGATGTCGGAAGAGAGGGTGAAGTATTTGTAACAGAAAAAGAATTGTTAACCTTAAACTGGCAACCTTGGTTTAGACCTGGATACAGCTATGAGGCATACTTACTAGAGCAAAAATTATTAAAAAATCCTGAAAATGATAAATTGAGAGATCTACTGAATAAAGAACTAGTGAGACATGAGAATGCTCAATACTTTGTGCACATAGATTTATCTCAAGGAATAAAAGATTGCGCAGGATTAGTTATTATCCACTCTTATGCAATCACTCCAACACAAATGGGGTACTACGTAGACTTAGCAATTCAGATAAGACCTGAAGATGCAGAAATTGACTTTGAGACTATTAGAAAATTTATATATAAACTTAGTGATAAAAATTTCGATATAATTACTACATCATTGGATGGATTCCAAAGTGTAGATTTTAGACAAATGTTAGAAAAGAGAGGGATTCAGAGTGATCTCGTATCTGTAGATAGAACAAGAAAACCATACGATACTTTAAAGGGTCTTCTGTATCAGGGTAAAGTTAGTATGTATAATTATTTAGTAATACTACGAGAATTAAAAGAACTTCAAAAAACAAATAGAGATAAGGTAGATCACCCTCAAAAGAGCCCTCAGAGGCTGAAAGAGGAGGGATTACAGTATGGGTCTAAAGATGTGGCTGATGCCCTAGCAGGAGCTGTTTATTCAGCAGTACTTCAAGAGTTGGATATAGGACCCTCGTTAGTAGATTCATCTGATACAGAGTTACCTGATGTGGAGGATATATTATAAAAACTTAGAGTATAATAAGTTGAGTAGGGTTTTCAAATAGGAGGATAAGACATGAACATATTTTCTAAAATATTCAAGAAAAAGCAGATAATTTCCAATACTAAGGGTAAAACTGAGGAAAAAGAGTCTCAGTCTAAGGAGCAACCTGGTGTAGCAGATGCTGGGGATTTCGTATCTCCTCAGTATGAGACGGTTTCTTATGAAAACGTCCAAACTATGTACGATAATTCGCCTTTATTAAAAAAATACATCAACGCTATTTTGAACGAAGCTTTAAGATACCAATTTATTGCTCGAGCAAAAAAAGGATATGAGGATAAGGCTAAGACTAAGGGTAGGGTTATATATCTCAATCAACTAATGGCTAAATGTAATTCTGTAGAAACTTTTAGTGAAGTAAGAGAGAAATATATTAAAGATCTGTATTTATATGGTAGAGCAGGTATTGAGTTAGAACCCACTACTGCAAGTGAGGCAAAGGCCCTATACGCTGTTCCTGGTTATTGTATTAGACTTGATGTAGATGACACTGGAGCTAATTTTCAAAATCCTAAAAAAGCATATAGATTAATGCATCCAGAAGAGACAGATCGAGAAGTAGCAGTTTTTCCAGAGGATTCTTTTATATATCTCGTACTAGACAAGATGAGCGATAGAATATATGGATCTGATCCTATAACCTCCATATATACTGAGCTACAAACAGATATGGCTGCTTCTAATAACCTTAAAGCAGGATCTCATTCTATGAAATCTGGAGTTTTGTGTTTACCTAAAGCTCCTAGAAAGATACTAACAGACATCGTAAATAGAATCATGCAACTGTGTAAGAAAAACTCAAGAGTTAAAATAGTTGCTTCAAATGTAGAAGGTAAATTTATAGATTTATCTAATCTTAATCCAGAAGATAACATAAAACTTCAAGCGTGGTTAATTAAAAAGGCAAATATATGGAATATCCCACCTTTTAAGTTAGGTTTAGCTGGAGAAGCTGGTTCATTAAACGCTAGAGAGCAGCGAGACGATTTTAGAGTTTTGATTGAAAGATTAGTTAAGTATGAACTTGCAAAATTAAATGCAATACTCATAACTACTAAACTAAAATTTGAAGATGTAGAGCTATACTGTCCTGATTTAGCTACAAAGTTATCATACGAAAGGGCTAGGATAGCTGTAAGACTAGTAAATGGTAGGATAGTAACTCCTAATGAAGCTAGAGTTAAATATTTAGGATTAAATAAACTAGAAGATCCTAGAGCAGATGAATTGCAAATTCCAGACCAAGAAAAGACTAATTCTACTGATAACAAATAAAGTATAAGCCGTTCGGATCTAATTAGATTAGAGTACTGAACGGCTTTTTTTATTTACTTCAGTTTATCTACTTGAAAAGCTTTAAAAGTGGGAATTGTTCTAGTTCCAGGAATTGGAAGACCCATTCCAGCTATAATTCGATATTTAATGTATACGTAACTTCCTCGTGTTAAGTTACTCCAGTTACAGTTATAAAAAACACAGCTACCCGCTACAACTAACCTTCGTCCACCACCGTTTATAGTTTCATCGTTAATAACTATAGCACGATGCCAACTAAGTCCAGTAGCAGTTAATAATTGTGTAACTTTACCCATAGCTACAAAAAAGTTTCCATCTTTAAACTTATTCTTTTCCGCTTCTCTTAATAGAGCGTCTATCCTATTCTCTAAAAAAAGAAAATAGTTTGTTAAGTCAGTTCCAAACCAGTAGTTATTAGATAGAGATAATTCAGTAGACTTATCGCTTAAATTGTATCGAACACTGTATATAATAAGATCTTGATTATTTAGATAGCTCATATTTGTATTATTTATATTTACTGCTTTACCTAGAGCTAGATTTAGATTTACTGTATCTAGGGTACAAGTTCCTCCTATGAACGCATCCTTAAAAGGTTTTAGGTACAAGTTAGCATATTGCTGCATATCGTTGTAGTCGTTCCTAACTCCCTCAATATACTTAAACTTATCTTCAATTATTGTTTTTACTCTTTGAACATTAAAACGAGTATAAGCAGTTCCTTGCCATCCTGTATCATAGAGTAAATACGTAGGCTTATCATCCTCATCATAAATAATATTGTTGTTATTGTCTCTCTTAAAATCTCCTCGAATAATTAACCTAGTAATTCTATCTGACAGATCGTAATTAACATTTAACTCAGTAACATTATGATTGCCTATAGCTACTCCCTCTTGTCCTACATATATATCTTCTGTAGGTAGACTCTCTAAATTATATATACTGAATTTTTTATTAGGTCCTAAATACCAGGCATATTTACCCACACTACTAAATATAAAGTTTAAACCGCCTCCAATAGTCTCATTCTTAAAATCGACTTCAGGAATGTTCTGAGTAGGAATATTTCCGTCTTTTCCTCGATAGTACAAACTAGGAGCTGCACCTAAAATAGTGTCTAGTACAGAGCTAGCAGATAAATTGTAATCAGTATAGTTAAATACCCAAGGGGCGTTTTCAAAGTTCTTTCTAAATCCCACGCAAGTGTACACTATTAATTGCTCGCTGTCCTTTAAAGAATACGTGATATTCGTGACGTGACCTCCAAATTTAACTGTGCCTTCGATCACTCCATATACTAAATCTCCTTCTGTGAATATAGGACTAGCATCAAACTTAGCATATTGAGTAAATTCCATCGTATCTGGTTCTAATAGACTATTTGTTATGGAAGTCATGCGCACTGTGGGATAATAAAATACCCCATCAACCCCTACGACTAATCCATCAAAATCTCCATAGGGTAAGTCGCCTATATAGGTTCCATTAGCATCGTATTGGGCCAAGTTAGAAGGAATGTAGAGAATATCAACCTCATCTTCTCCTAATCTAGAACTAATAGAGTTTACTCCACTCCCCCATCCACTTGTTGGAACCTCTCCTGAGCTATCCTCACTAATAGGTATATCGTCTTTAGCTATAGTTTCTTGTTCTTCTCCACCAACATTTCCAGTGTAACAAGCATCTCCTAACCATCCATCAGGAGCATAAAGTGCAAACATCCCAGTAGGAACTGTTGAAGTATACACTGATCTTGTAAATTTGTAATCCCAGATTTGATACTCAGTAGTCTCTACGTCCGGATTAGCTGTTTGAA